GCGTTTTCATTCTTATAGCTCTTCTATCTTCATTTACATCTCCTGGGCGCTACGCAGCGCTCAGCAGGTGGCATGGCGAATCGATTTTAACTCCTTTTCCAAGATTTTTGACATACTCAAGAACTCCACTCGAGAGGCTGGGGACCCTTTCATTCTCATGATTGCGGTTGACCATACCAACAAGTATAGGAGAGACGGTATTATTACTTGGTGCTGCGAACAGCTGCCTAACCGTTAGGCGTTGGAGAACGAAGCTGATCCCAATCTGACTTGGTAACCTTCGGGTTTCGAAGATCAGTGCTGGCCAGACGGGGGTGTATTAACCCCACTATGGTTTTGAAGGATCTGTTTCCGGCTTTCGCACCGATTCAAAGAGGGAATTCTCTCTACATGCTCCTTACTAGTTATACTGGTACTTGTCAGTCGTCAGTGACTACAAAGGATTTCTTCCTTGTACTTACTCGTCGGCATTCTCCGATCCTAGCAGCACACCTTGCTTAAGGGATTGTAGTATGACTCTTACGTATACCCAGTGGGAACAGAAGATAGGAAGCTTCAGGAAAACAGGATTAGGGACACTCCGAGCAAGGAGGCCCTCACGACTACTTGATCTGTTGATCGTAAGTAGGAAATCTCTTAGGTAGCCCTCTCCATGGGATCTTCGGATCACCCAGTGGAGGGTTCAGTGCGTATGCAGGTTCTTCGGTTAACCCCTCTTCAGGGGTGCCTCGGTATGGAAACCGTCGCGCGGATACTCTCTTTGGTAATCAACCAAAGAAAGGTAATAAATCCGTCTAGCCAAGTATGCTGCACTCGTACACCTATAGCATCTAAGATTCTTCCTCTACTTAGAGGATCGCCTACAATCGTGTGTCATCTCGGACAACTAGGCGGGTTGCACGATGGACTCTAAGCAGCTTAGGCGCTAAAGTCCGAGGAACCAATTCTGGTTTATATGAACCAGGTTGGGGATCGGTCTCTTTAGAAGCCTGCGCTACTAGAGTTTCGAATAACATGTCTAGCGTTTGTACTGCTGTATCGGGAGTATCAAAATCCCAGGAATCATCTAACTGTGCCCACATCTCTCTCAACTCAGACTTATTAGTCTCAGAAGGAAGGTATGCCCGGTACAGCAGCTGATCCATTGTATACAACAGTTCTTCCTCATGATCCGAAAACGGAGTGGGCCCTCTTCAAGCTTTCTGAGTAAGAGGAGGTCCCACATCGCCGACTAGATCGCAGTCTATACCAGAGTGAGTAGTAACATCGTTTAAAACTCAGTCTAGGCCAGGCCGCGAAGGTCACATATCGTAATTCCCAGGTGGGTTTCACCCGGGGATTAAAGCTTTAAGGGTATCTGATAAAGACTGAAGATTCAGTCGATTACTAAATACGCCAAGAGCTTTGATATTAAACCAATCTAATCAATTCGGAGCAGAGTATTGTGATATTCCAGGTTGCGAGACATAGGTTGCCAGCTGAGCTCAGAAAGTTCCCATCGAAGATAGGGACGATCCAGACTTAGCCAGAACTTTATATCCACCACCATGAAATTTCACCAATGCCGAGAAAGGATATTTAGCACCTTCTCAGAATTTTGAAAATAGAGTTATCATACCATCTAGGTTTGAAGACGCTACATCTAATTCTTTGAAGCTTGCTGGTGACAGATTCACACCTTGGGAGAAGAATCGTTTTGCAAATTCAAATGATGTCGTAGACACCACAGATTTTGCGAAATTAATCTTCACCCCGAGATCTGATAGAATTAAGCAGTATTGCTTGTCGACATCACGATTAAAAATTGTGATGTCATCACCCAATACTACATAATCCTTAAATCACGTCACATATCCAGCACGATAGGCCGCCAATTGCACAATAAAGTGGTGTGTGAGCGCAAGCATGGCTCATGAGGAAAGGGCACCCATTGGTTGTCCCACCCCATAAGTCACTGCCTGAGGAATTTTCATTCCCCAGGTACGAGCCCTAGAAGGGATCTCGTACTCACGATTAGTAAGAAGTCTCGATCAGACTTCTCCTAAGCCAGGTTTAAGCATAGACACAAGATGCGATTGCAAAGATATAGGCAATCTATCCGTTGCAGCAGAAAGATCTCTAGACGCACCAAACTTGGTACGTTTAAGGATTTCTACTCCATAAGATATCCCCCTGTCCTGATCAAATGTAGCATCTTGAGGAATCTGATGAAGAATCCCGAAGATGAACAGATGAAGAGGACGTAAGAGCATCTGAGTCCACCAATCAACCATGGCAAACACACGCACTTTCCCCGGTTCCTCCTTAAGTCCCAATTTACCTAAGTAAAGAGGTACTCATTTAGAGGCCCAGGCACACCTCTTCATGTATAGCGCTACTGTCCCTAAAGCAATAAGCAAATCCCCAGCATTTGTCTTCCACGCGTAGGATTTAAAATCCTCGAGCAAAGGAGCAAGTTTTGGAGAAGTAACTAAAGCTAAAGCAGTGTACGCCATTGC